CAGAAAGCGGCTAGTAAGATAGTGAAGAAGATGAAATCTAAAGCAAGTTACTATGATGATACATCGCAACAGAAGACACTTATCATTATGCAAGTTGTTAGCGGTAATGCTAGGGATTTCTTTTTAAACCAAAATCAGTTACAAGATATACAAGGTTTCTTTTCTAATTTGCCGTCAATCCCTGATAGCAACTTGGGGGCTAGTCCAAATGCATTTGCATTTTTTGGATCAGGAAGCCAGACTATGAATGAAATGATAGAGCTACAATATAAGTAGGAGTTCGATATGCCAGAAGTACAATACCCAGAAGTAGGAAGCCCAGAAATAGAATATGGTGGCGTGAAGGTATCGTCGAGAGGTTTGCTTGGTAAGCTGTTCTGGATCCTGCCTTTGATGGGGACTTTGGCAGGTGGATTGTGGGCAGGCTTTGAATTTTACAAAGATTATGAAGACATGAAAGAATCCGTACAGGAATATGTCAGCCCTGATATGGGGTGGATTGAAAAGCACATCAGCACCACAAATGCAGAACTGAAAATGGTTGAGCAAGACTTTTTGATTGTAGAGAAAGAGTTCAAGGTTTTGAAGGAAGTTGACGAGGCGACTTCGGCAGTTATTCGAGAACGGATCAACAGTGTAAAGGAAATATCTGCAAATCTCCAAACTGACCTCCACGACCTACGCATGGATTTGAACCAAGATGTTGCTGAATTGAACAATCATATCGAGGTGACCTCAGATAAGTTGAACGCAAATCTAAGCAAGCAAGAGGCTCGACTTGAAAAGCAAGACGCTAGGAATAGGCAGTCTGTCGAGGATGTGAATAAAGCCAGTTCAGATAATGTGACAATTATTCGAGGGCTGATATCAAGCTCAGAGGAACGCAGAGATAGGATTGTAGATCGCCTTGATACTAAACTGGCAGAGACACAGTCGTTAATCGATGATCTTGTTAAGGCAAACAGGAAGTTAAAGGATGAGATCACTGAGGCTCAAGACCAATTAAGGAAAGACCTTATGGCTGAGATGGAAGATCAAATCAAGAAAGCCTTGGGTGGCTTTAAATAGAAAGGAAAGTAAATGAAAAATAAATGGATATGGATAGGGTTAGCATTGGCAATATTTGTCGTTGTTATTTTTTATGGTGTGGACAAGATGATGTGTGCGCCACCCTGCATTTAAATGAGCAAGGAACTTACAGCGCAACAAAAGTCTACAATGACATGGAGGTGGACGGCATTAATACTTTACCTTCTTATATGTTTTTATGATTTTATGTTCTGTCCGATATGGTACGGATTAAACCGACCAGACATATCACAGTTTATGCTGATAATAAATTCCACCAAAGATCCTATGGTCCAAATGGAATTGATGAAGAAGCTGACAGGACAACATCAACCTTTTACATTAATGGGTGGGGGTTTATTCCATTTAGCGTTTGGAGCTATCTTAACAGGATCAGCATTTGCGGAGAAGGGAAAGTAAAACCCTACGCATCAAGCATAGGGTTTATGAAGTCTTTTCTTAGGTAGCGGTAGATTGTCTTAAAGCAATCCCCGTGTGGTTTCCGATGGTTCTTACTGAACCTTTTTATTCTAGGGCAGTGTGCGCGTTGAATGTGGTGAGCAACTTCATGGGCGACAGTCATCCAAAGAGATTCATCCATGTCATTAACCTGTCTACCGCCAATGACTTTATCTGCATCATAGGCTTTGTACTCTCTCTCGTAGTGAGGTTTATCAGAATGTTGCCAGTAACTTAGGTTTATCTGAATTACATTTCTGCCACCGTAAGTAGCTCCATTGCACCATTCCTTGTCAACAAGCCTAGTTACTTTTACCGCTCGATCAACGTCAGACTTTGTAAGGTCAAGTTCGTACTCTTTCTTTTTAAGTACGTTCATGCATTTTCGAACCATGCGCTCTACTTTTACTTTATCGTTTCTAGTCATTTGTTTCTCCCAGTTAGTGGGGAGCGCGATGCTCCCCATTAGATTAAAGGTTATACGCTGTCGCCTGAAGCGCATTCCAGTGAGCCAACTTCATCCGCTTTTGGATGTTTGCATTTGGCACAAAGTAGGTCGCCCACTTTCTACCTGTAATTGCGAACACGAACCTCATGCCGCACACCTGATGCCCATCATCTAGATGAACACAGTAAAGGGTAGACCCTTTAAATTTACCCTTCTTAGGGCGGTTAAGTTTGTAAGCCTTCTTGATTTGGCTTAATTTCAGTTTAATATTCATAACGTTTCTCCCTTTCTAATTCGTTATACGAATCAGTATACTACTTTTTACTAGCAATGTAAAGCAGACTATTTTTTGTACTTGCATTGCTATCAAACAAATGTCATGCTAATCCCAACATTATTGGGAGATTATGTATGAGTACGTTACTAAAGATTACGGGATCGGACGGAGAGAAGAGGCGCAACGCAAACGACTTCTACCCAACACCGAGCTACGCAACCGAGGCTTTGATGAACCGAGAGTTCTTCAGTCAAAAGATTTGGGAGCCTGCCTGTGGCGATGGTGCTATCTCTAAAGTTCTAGAGGATAGAGGCCACATGACAGTCAGCACAGATTTAATTGATTACGGATTTGGTCAGCCTAATGTAGACTTCCTAATGGAGCAGAATCTCCTTGCACCAGAAATAATCACAAACCCACCTTTCAGCTTGGCACATGAATTTGCTGAGAAGGCAATCGATCTGGGTGTAAACAAATTAGCTTTATTGGTGCGTCTACAGTTCTTGGAGGGTATCAAACGTGGTGAGTTCTTCAGTGTGCATCCACCAGCTACTGTCTGGGTGTTCTCAAAACGATTGTCATTTAATGTCGATGGAAAGTTTAAGTCTGGAGGAGTCATGGCATTTGCATGGTTTGTTTGGAAACGAAACATTAAAGAAACTCAAGTAAAATGGATTATCTAAGAAAGAAAAACAAATGAACAAAATAAAAACACGCGCTGATATATTAGATACCGCCAAGAAATTGGTAACAAAAGATCGTGCCTCTGATCATGGTGACATGGAAAGCAACTTTAAGATGATTGCAGATCTATGGTCTACATATACTGGAGCAGATATTAAGCCACACGATGTGGCAGTAATGATGAATTTATTAAAGGTAGCACGCATAAAATCTAATCCAGATCACGACGACAACTGGATAGATTCGTGTGGATATATGGCATGTGGCGGAGAGATTTCAAAAGAATCCGATAAAATGCCGATGATAAACAAGACAACTGGTAAATTTGTATCGTGACCTTCTGGCATGTATTAATTATCTCTTACGCAATTATTCCTGATAGTGGTGTATTTACTACAAAGGAATACATGTACAAAGATTACCAAACTTGCATAAAAGTAAGCGATAGAATTTATCCTTTAATATACAAAGATTATCCTGATAGTATGGCTACCTGCGTTAAAACAAGTGTTATTTCCAACGCGCCAATGCCTAAGTTAAGGCCAAAAAATTTAGGAAAGTAGTCGTGCAAGGCGGCGGTAAAATTCGTATTAATGTTAGCGCATTTGGTAGCGAGTTTACCTGAGTGCCAATTGATCACGTTAGTTTGCCCGTAACGATTGATTTTGGAAACCGCCTTACCTTATTATCATAAACTAACTGAGGGTATCGTCAAACAAAAAAAGACCCACCGTTGCAGTGCGAAGCCTAGCCAAGTGGGTCAGTATGATGAGGTTTTTATTACAGGTGAAATAAAACCTACGAGCAATATTGTATATATATCACAGCGCCAACATGATTACAACAACCATCAATAGTGTAGTCACCATAAGGACGCCTGTTAGAATTTCGTTACCACCACTAAGGCTTATATTTTCTGGTTCCTCGTTGTGTATATCGACGTGGCCTCTTAGGTTAATTGACACCCAATATCCACTCTCAATAGGTATCTCACCGCGCTGGGTGTAAACCCACAGGGCATTGCTACCTTTGCGCTTGCCAGTGTTTTCTTGAACCCAATCTGGGAAGTCTCCATTAAATCCATTAAACTTCCAGCTTTTAATAATCATTATGTATTTTCTCCTAATCTTCTTTAAAAATTTGATTTGCCATTTCCAATGTGATTTCAATAGTCGAAACTTTAAAGTCACAATACAAACAAGACCTTCTACGCCTCACTGTAGCAAAGCCATACAGAATGTGTTCGCGGCTGTCTGGTATCTTTGTTTTTTTCTTGCAGTTAGGACAATTACTTATAGATATTTGTTGCATCACATCACCATCCAAACCAACGCTTAAACCAACTACGCTTTGGCTCTGTGGCAATGTAGGCACGCGCACGTTCTTCAACAGTGGCAATAATCTCATCACGTCCGTCAGGCTCTCCAAACTCAACAGCAATATCTTCTATAGATACCTTTTGACTAACAATACCGTAAGGTATCTCGTTTTGGTATATGCGATTAACTACAGATGAGGGCGTGCGATTTAATGTTTTGGCGATTTCCTTAGTTGGTACTTTAGCTTCGCGCATCAAAACAAGCTCGGCATCGTCCGCCATACTCCAATGTTTATATGTTCTATCAGTCATAATGTATTCCTTTTTGAATAGTGGGGAGCCGAAGCCCCCCTGTTTAATATTATATACGCTCTATATCGTGGGTTAATGGTAGATCGCTTCCATCATAAAAATCATCATCTGGATCTAAATCAAAGAAGCCTGTTGCAATTTCTTCCTTTATATACTTAACAGCCGCAACAATTGATTTATCGCCAAAGCCTACGCAATATAATCCAGAAGCCATAAACCCCTTACCTTTTGGAGCGTAGAACACGATACTCCACCAGTTTCCAATTTTAACCTCTGGATGTATGTAACCATTAAATGCATCCATTATTACGCCATGAGCATCACAAATTTCTTTTAGTTTATCTAAAGTTTTCATTATACTGTCTCCTCTAATGCTTCAGCAATTTGATCTACAGTTAATATCTCAGTTCCCTCAGACAATTTAGAAATTTTAGTTAAAAGATATTGAATGTTGTTATTAGCCATTTCAGCTTTCTTAGCTTCAGCAAATATTTCTTTGTGAAGGTCAGCTATTTTATCAGCCAAAGTTGGTGGGTTATCTGCAATAGCTTGCATTCTTCTGCCAACAGCAGATCGTTGATCAAATTTGCCATTTTTAGTTGTGTTTAACATTTTATAATTCCTTTTGTTTCTCTCTATATATACTGTATATAGTGTATGAATGATAATTGCAATACCTTTAGCAAATAAATATTACAGTATGTGCAAATTAATTTTAAATCGATCAAGAACGGATTAAGAAATATTTCATGCTAACGGCGTTAACGTGATTTTTATTTATGGCAGTATTTATGGCAGTATTTTTGGCATACTATTTTTAGGTATTTTTACCAATAAAATAAGGGCGAAACCGATTTTTGGCATTTTTGGCATATATGGCATGTACCCACTAATACACCCCCCCCCCTATTTTTACCCCCCCATACCTATACCTGTGGGGGAGAGGGGAGGGGTATGACAGTATGACAATAATAATAATAATATATATATATATATAATATACCTATAAGAATAAGGAGTATCAGTAAGATCATTTATGGCAGATTTGGTATATGCCAATAATATGACATAAATGCCATTAATCAAAAATCTACTGCTATTGATGGCGTAGGGGTTATAGTCTATGATTCCCTCCATACAGCTCACCACTGCAAGAAAGGTTGCATCAAATGGCAGACGCCAAAATTAAAAATCTAGTCGGTAGACCGAAGTTCGAGATCACCGATGAGGTTTTAGATAAAGTTCAAAATCTTATGACCAAGGGATTAACGAAAGAACAGGCGGCTGGAATGCTAGGCGTTTCACTTTCAACTTTCATGCTTCATCAGTCGCAAAATTCGGAATTTTCGGATGCTATTAAAAGAGGGCAGGCTCAAGGAATTGACGCCGTGACTAACGCTCTCTTTGAAAATGCCACTGTGGATCGCAACGTGCCGTCCATGATATTCTTCTTAAAGAACCGAGCAGGTTGGGTAGATAAGACAGAAACAAAAATTCATGAGGATAGAACTTTAACCCTCGACTTAACAAGGATTGGCACAGATGAACTCACAGCAATTGAACACGCTTTTATCAAATCTAACGCTGGAACAGGTCAGAGCCGAGAAATACCGCAGATCATTGAGGGAGTTTACGAAGGCGTCATGGGGGACGATTGAGCCGGGGGTTGAATTTAAAAACAACTGGCACATCGACGCAATATCTGATCACCTTCAAGCTGTAGTCGAGGGCGACATCAAACGCCTGATCATTAACGTACCGCCTCGCCATATGAAATCTATTAGCGTGGCTGTCGCT